TTAAATTAATTAGTAGTTGTTTCATGGTTTTTAGATTATTTGGTTTTTAAGTTTGTCAATCATTTTTTGTGTATTCCATAGTTCGATAGGAATATACTTGCGTACAATATCTGCTGTTTCTTGTTGATTTTTGATTTTTGCATCCGAAGCATAAGCAGCATAAACAGAAGCATTAACAGCATCATAAGCAGCAGCAGAATAAGCAGCATAAGCAGCATAAACAGCAACATAAGCATCATCAGCATCACCAGCAGCAGCAGCAGCAGCACAAACAGAATCTAGTTCTGCGCGTGTCGCCCTCCCCTCACCATATGCAATTGCAGTATCAACCGCTTTTAGGCTTCTTTTATCCTTCATTAGGTATCTTACGGTATTGGCGCAATGCCCTTTAGCCAATGTTCTTAGTTTTAAATCTTTTTTGTTTGTTCTGTAATGCAACCAAAGTAACCAATCGCCTCTGTGGCAAGTTTTATAAATCTCTTCCCATGTCTTATCACCTACCCATTCTAAGGCTTTTTGACACGTTTTTAGTTTAATTAATAGTTCTTTCATTTTTCTTAGATTTATTTGGTTTTTAATTCATCAATCATTTTTTGTGTATTCCATAGTTCGATAGGAATATACTTGCGTACAATATCGGCTGTGTCTTTTTGGTTTTTTATTTTTTCCGCAGCAACACGATAAGCAGCAGCCGCTGCATAAGCAGCACGAGTATCAGCAGTATTATTAGCAGCAGTATTATTAGCAGCAGCAAAAGCAGCAGCATTAGCCGCTGCATAAGTAGCATAAGTAGAAGCAGCAGCAAATTCAGCAGTATAAGCAGCATCATAAGCAACATCATCTAATTCATCCCTTGTTGCCCGGCCTTCACCGAATGCTATAGCTGTATCAACTGCTACTAAACTTATTTTGTACTCCATAAGGTGCCTTACTGTATTGGCACAATGACCCTTGGCCAAGGTTCTAACTTGCACATCTTCTTTATTAGTTCTATTATGCAACCACAACAACCAATCTCCTCTATGGCAGGTGTTGTATACCTCTTCCCAAGATTTGTCTCCTGCCCATTTTTTAGCTTCTTCACAAGCATTTAATTTAATTAGTAGTTCTCTCATAGTTTCTTAAATTTGTTTATTAATTGTTACCTCATACTTCTTTCCGTCAATCTCAATCGTTTGGGTAGTGCCTACTAAGGATGGGTTACGGTAATTGTGTATTATATTAATTACATTATCCAAATCTTCCTCAAGTATCATTACTGATTTTATTCTATACTCAATCTCATCAATGAGTTTGTTAAGTTCATCACGCTCCAATGTTATACTACTGTTTTCTTTAACTAAGGCATTGTTCGCAGCTTTTAATTCCGCAACCTGAATACGTAGAATATCATTATCACTTTCCAACATTGTCATTGGTTCGTGTTCCATATTTTTTGGGTTTAACTGCTTAAATACTTCTTCGGGAGTTGCGAGGGTGAATCCAACATCGGAAAGTATTTCTTTTTCGGATAATAAAATATCTCCAAATTCATTTTTAAAATATAAACCTTTATCTGTGTATGTTACAGGATTTCCCATATCCAAATCCCACCAAAATGAATACCCTTGCTGTGTAGTAGTCCATAAAAATAACTTCGATAATTCATTCTCCATAATAAATCCTAATTCATATTCAGGATGTTGCACTATCGTATTCACCACAGCCATCTGCTGTATCTTTGGGTCTTCGATTTCTTTGATTTTCATGATTAGATTTCTTTAAATTTGTTATTTTCTAGTTTATACCATGTGTTTTCTTTTAGTCTTTTGCCATCAATTTTAGCTGATTTAACGAATATGATTTTATTGTCGGAATCATATTCAGCCAAAGTAATCCAAGTACCTATTACCCCTTTAATTTGTCCTTTTATTCCAATGTTGGCAGCAACGGAATCTTTACCCTCAATAGCTACCTTCGAGTTGTCGCCTGATGTTGCGACCTTCGAGTTGTCGCCTGATGTTGCGACCTGCGAGTGGTTGCCTGATGTTACTACCTGCGAGTTGTCGCCTGATGTTGCGACCTGCGAGTGGTAGCCTGATGTTGCTACCCGCGAGTGGTTGCCTGATGTTACTACCCGCGAGTTGTCGCCTGATGTTGCGACCTGCGAGTAGTCGCCTAATTCTATATTACCAGTTAATTTAACATTGTCAAATAGAAAATCAACGGCTAACTTAATAAATCCTTTAAGGTCTAATTTTTCCCCTATTTTGATTTTAGTTGTTGCTGACTTATTGCCATCTACTTGTGTTACTCCCATGTCCTCGACCTCTGCAAATTCCGTATCGCATAAATCGTAATAATCCAAAACATCGAGCGGATTCTCGCAATAATGGAATCCTTTTTCGCAGACTTTCACCTCGTCTGTTTCAAAAATTTCATTTTCTTTGAATTGGTAATCTCGACAAATAAGTCCTTTTTTGAACGCTTTTACTCCTTTTTTAGTTTCCATTTTTAGTTAATTTTAATTGTGTCTTGTTTATGTTTCTTTACTTTCGGGGCTCTATTCTTGGCCTTATACCACCTTATCATTGTGTCGTAGCCTTTGCAATATGAACTATCCTGATGGTATATCTTTTGCTGCAATCGGGCAATAGTTGCGTTCTGCTTGGCTATCGCTTCGTCCTGCCGATGAATGTCCCTCGACTGAAAGAAACATACTGTAATGAAGCCAAAAAGGATTAGAGGGTAGATGATTTTCATAGTTTTTTAATTTAAAGTACCAAGCCCTTCGGGGTTTATGCATCTGTTGTAATTGTTCGCATTTTACAGGGGAGCACTCCCCTCACTGGCTTGGTTACTTATTTTAATTTTCGGTTAAATCCAACTTTAGTTAACTTTTTTGTTTGTTATGTCGGGAATAACCAACTTATACCAACGTATTAATGAACTTTATTGCTTGAATACCCCTCGAATCCTTTACATCGATGGCTTCCTTTATTTGTCGCTTCGAGAAGATAATAGTTGCATGGTCTTTATTAACAAAGTCCCCAATGTATTTTAAGGTAATCAAAGCATTTTTAGGATTGTAACCATACTTATCGGCACAATAACAAAATAAATGCCTAGCAAAGATAATCTCCGCCTTCCTTTCTTTACCTCGAATATCATTCGGGCTTACTCCAGTGTATTGGCTTACTTTGTCTAACAAATAGGTAAGTTCATATTTCGCACTCACCTGTAATGCTTCCAAGTCTTTGTCGTCTGTTACGTGCTTTGAGTTGTTAACAATGTAATTAAGTACCTCCCGTTTCGATTGAATTTGCAGTTGTTGTACTGAATTAACCTCTCCCGACATCTCAAAAACATCATAACTATTTAGTAACTTTTGTATTGTGCTTTGTTCTATTAAGTATTTCATATTCAATTAGTTTAGAATGGAAGGTTGTCTATGTATTGGTTAGTTGGTTGGTTGGTTGGTCGGTGGGTCGGTGGGGTAGTTGGTTGGGTACGTTCGTGATTTTCAACATTGCCGTTAAATCTCCAAATTTCCAAAGTATTAAAAACGTTTACCTTACCATCAGGTGCAGTCCATTCCCTGCCCCTAAGGTTAAAATCAATATCCACCGATGTACCTGGCCGAAGAAAATCAAGTAAATTAACCTTGTCCTGTGTCGCCTGTAAGATAATTGTTTGCGGGTACTTTTCGTCCGTTTCGATAACCAAGTCCCTTTTTTTGAATTTATCGGATACGATTTGCGTTTGTCCGATTCTTTTTACTCTTCCTTTGATGTTCATAATTGTTTCATTTTATAAATTAAAAACTCGTCGATATTATAATTCAGTCCGTTAAGTTCGACAAACCTTATCGTCCCCTGTTGATTGCTTAATGTGTCAAATTCTCGAATCCAATCCTGAATCCTTTTGTTATTTTCGCTTTCTTCCGTTACTTCATTTTTTGGCTTCGGCTTCTCCGTAACCTTGATTACATCCCCTAAAATCGGGTTTAAAATCTGATTTTTAAATTGGCTCCCTTCGGCCGCCCGTGCCTCGATTATTGCCTCTAATCTTACCGAATCGTACTGCCTAAACCAATCAAGTACTATTTGCCCATCTAATTTGCCGTATAATTTGCCGTATAAACCACTTTTACCACATTCAAGGCACTTTCCTATGTCCGAATATTTTAAGTGGCTGTAAAGGCTTAAAATTAAGTCGGCAGTTTGAGCGATTTGTTTCAAATTAAATTCGAGCTGCAAGTTAAAAAAACTTGCCATCTCCGTAAGTTCAAAACAAATAAACGCTTTTAGGTCTTTTTCTCCGTAGGTCCGTTTAATTTTCGCTAAGGTCGGAATGTTATCCGCTAAAGCTAACTGGTGAATGCTCATTGCCTTACTCTCGATTGAGCATCGCTCTAAAAGCGTTGCTAAATTCCTCACGTTCGGCCCTAATGCGTTGTTGTTCGTTTGTAAATGTTTGTTTTCCATTTTTTTGTGTTGTTTTGTTTTCTTTTTTAAACCAATTTAAAATTGTGTGATAATGGCTTTTGTACTTTGTGCCTTTAGAGTGTTGGTAGTTGCTTAGGTTGTCGAGCATATCATTCAATTCAGGTTCTAAGTAATTCTCCCTTAATTTTAAATATTCCTCCTCCGACAAAAATACATTATCCCGATAGGGATGTTTATTTACTTTACTTTCCTTTACTTTACTTTCCTTTACTTTACTTTCCTTTACTTTACTTTCCTTTACTAGCATACCATCCGCATTGCGTTCGCTTTCCGTTTGCACTGCGTCCGCATTGCGTTCGCATCCTTCATTTATTGTAACTTCCTGAATATTAGATGGTTTTACTTTTTTATTCCATCTTTGATACGCGGCTAATGTTGCTTGATGGGACTTCTCCGACCTTTGGGCAAGTCGATTTAAAACGCTTTGAGAATAAAAATAATTACCATCATTGACAAATAAATCGAAATCTTTTAATACGCTTTTGAGTTTATCGCAATCCGTTCGCAATGCGAACGCAATGCTTTCGCATTCGTGTAAGTCAAGGTAGCCATTTTGCTCGTAAAGCATCTCGACCAAGTCCCAGTATATGCCCTTACCTTCTTGTCCAAGTTTCATTAAAAGTTTGATGAGTTTAGGGTCATTCCTTGCCCCGTAGTCGTGGCTGAAATAAAATGTTTCTTTAGCCATTAAAATAAAATACCTACGCAGTACAAAGGCTTAGTCCGACAACCCGAAAGGGTTAATAGGCAATGTAAAGCGTAGGATTTATTTAGTGTTTTCATTCGGACTAAGCATTGCAAATATAGTAATATTAATTACTTAAAATAAAGTTATTTGTTTTTTTTGTTCTACTGCTGCGCTTATATTCTTTTTTGCTAATTCAAAGTAGCTTTCTTTTAGCTCAAATCCTACTCCTTTTCGACCCATTTTTACGGCTTGAAAAACTTCACTGCCAATCCCCATAAATGGAGTAAATACAGTATCTCCTTTATTGGAATACAAATGAATTAATCTTTCAATAGTATCCAACTGCAATGGGCATATATGCTTTTCATCTTTTTCATCTCTTGCATTTCTAAATCCTTGCAAAGTGTTTCCATAATCAATATCCATCCAAACTGGAGAAGCATATTTCTGCCATAAATCTACTGGTAGGTTAGTATTAGTTACAGGCTGAGTTCTTTCCCCATCTTTCCTAAAAATCATTACATAGTCAGGAATACCAACTCTGCTCATTGTGCTATCTTTTTTTACTTGTTTATGCAGCAATCCTAATGCTTTTGTTCTTTGCATTTCAATTACAGGGTCTTTCCAAATTGTTACTCTACTAGCATAAATAAATCCTGCATCTTGAAATGCACTAAGAATCATTCCGCTAAAATCTCTTAAACCAATAAATCCTTCTTTTCCTTTTTGAATAGGTAAATCCATGCAATGAACTGCAACATTACGCCCTGAAATCATTACTCTATGTAATTCTTTTATTAAGAATCCGAATTGAGTTAAAAACTCATTATAATCTTTAGAATTACCCATATCTTCAACATGGCTGCTATATGTGTATAATTCAGCAAATGGAGGTGAAAATACAGATAATCCAATTGTTTCATTAGGAATATTATGAATCAATTGTACGCAATCTCCTCTTTGTACATTAAACCATTCATTTGATTCTTCTTGTGTGTCAATAATAGAAGTAATCATACTTTTGTTTAAATTTTCATTAATTGTTGATGCCATTTCGTTCTGCATAATTTCAAATTGTTTTTGTTTGTTGTCTAGTGATTGTTTAACATTTTCCATTGTGTCGGTAGTAATCAAATGTATGTTTACTTCATTTTTTTGCCCAAACCTATATGACCTTCTTATTGCTTGGTAAAGGGCTTCAAAACTAAAATCTAATGAAGCAAATATTTGATTGTGGCAATTTTGGTAGTTCATACCAAATGAAGCAATCTTTGTTTTTGAAATTAAAATAGGAAAGTCGCCATTAGCAAATCCAAGCAAGTATTTTTCTTTGTATTCATTAGAATGACTTCCTGCTACTTCAATAGCATTAGGTATCATTTTACGTAACATTTCACCTTCCTCATTTTGTTTTATCCAAATCAAAAATGTTTCACATGGTTTTGAATTAACAATATCAACAACTTTTTGCATCCTTTGTTCTTTTGTTGCCCTTAACTCTGCGTTGAAATTGGTTGCTGAAATAATCGCATCATTAAATAGTTGGCCATTATCCCTTTTATTGGTTTCAATCTTATGTTCAATAAGATTTAATTTAGGCAAATTATACCCTTCCATGTGGAATCCAATATCATCAGGTTTATTAAGCATTACTGCCCACGTTCCAATAAATTGATAAAATGATTTTATTGCGTGTCTTTTTAATCTCCATTTGGCAGTTTTTCCGCCATCATGAACAAAGTACATAGCCAACATTTGATTACGGCTCATAACGTCTAAAAATTCGCTATGATTACCCATCTCCATTGGGTCGTTTGGGCTTGGAGTAGCTGTACAAGCTAATTTATAAGGCGTTGATTTAAACCTTTCAATTATTAATGATTTAGTTGCGCCTTGAAAGTTTTTCAAAATTCCTGATTCATCCAGAACAACTCCCGAAAATTTAGAGCAGTCGATGTTATCAAGTTGTTCATAGTTACTAAATTCGAGCAAAGAAGTATCAATACCAAACTTAACAGCTTCTTGCTTTGTTTGTCCCACAACAGCTAATGGAGCTAAAATCAATACTGGCTTATTGGTATGCTTCGTTACTTCTTGCGCCCAAGATAATTGCATCAAAGTTTTACCAAGTCCACAATCTGCGAAAATTGCATACTTCCCGGCTTTTAATGCCCTTAATACAATAAACCTCTGAAAATCGAATAAATTAGGGTTTAATGTTTGAGGGACAAATCCACTTTCAACGTGTGTTTTTTGTTTTGTTAGTAAAAATTCATCGTAAGTCATTGTTTTTTATTTTATAAAGTTTAATTAAGTCTTGAATTTCGGGGATGGTAAGCTTATTTATTGTCGATTTTCGGGATTTAAGTTGGTCGAACCTGTAAGCACCTATGCGAAGGGGCAAACGTTCGGCATACTCAAGTAAATTACCATGTAGGTACTGGTTGCAAGGCACGCAAGATAGATGAACGTTATCCTCATCAAACCTAAGGGAAGGATTACTCCCCACCGAGTAAAAGTGGGAGGCATCTCCTTTCCTATTTTTCATATCGCATCCGCAGGATATACATGGCTTATCTTTATCCCTCATTCGGATGTAAGTGTTGAAAACTACCTGCAAAATCTTTAGGTAGTCCTTATGTGTCATTAGCTTTTCCTTCATTTTTTTTGCTTCCTTTTTCCATTGTTTTTGTCGGTGAAATTCAAGGGCGCAGGATGCCGAACAAACTACCTGCAAAGGTTGGGAAGGAATAAAAGAAGCTGTACACATTAGGCACTTCTTAGGCTTTCTTATCTTCTCCATATAGTTCGATTATTGCCATTTTAACTCGATTCCTTAGTGCTTCCTTATCGGATTCGGGTACTTTGAATCGAAAGACATTTAAATCTTTATATTCCGTGCATGTGTCTGGAATAAAGGGAAGCTCCTCATCACTTGCCCAATTAACGAAAGCCACTTTATTCGGGTCGCCTTCGTAGTTGTTCGCAAGTTCCCGAATTTCGACTAAGTCCTTTTGATATGGCGCAAAGTAGATGATTTCGGCAAATTCTTTTTCCAAAATTTCGGCATTGCTCACCAGTTGCCAGTAGTATTCGGGAAGTTCTGCTTTGAATAATTCCAAGTCCCCGAAAAACTCCACCCCTTCGCAAAAGGACTTCATGGTCCAAGGGCACTTAATGTCCATCACGCAATTATCCGTAATTGCATCAGGCATCCCGGACCAGTAATCGATTGTTGGATGTGTGTACCTTGTTTTGGCTTGAAACTTGTAATCAATAGGAAGCTTATCAAACGCAAACTGCTCTACAAGTTGCCCCCATCCTGTTGGCTTGGCGTTATGGTCCGAATTTAAATCCCGACCTAATTTAACCTCCATACGCTTCTCATTAATGTAAGTTAATGCAGGTTTTCCGAAGTCTTCTTTATTTCTGCCGTTGGTCATCAGCTTCCAAATGTTAGATGAAGTAAAATTACCTAGTCTGCTCATAGTTATAGTTTTTTTAATAAATTTTTAACTTTTTTGAATGATTCCTTTTCTTTATTCTTAATTATTCGGTCGATTGCGATTGCATCTTCCTGACTTAAAACCTCCCCTTTCAACTCGAATAGTTCCTGTAATTCCTCCCAATTTTGGTCTTCTGTCGCTCCGTAACTGCTTTGGAATTCTAATGTGTCCTTCCTATTAACATCCCGACCGAATAACGCTCCTAGATGGTCACAAGCATCCTTAATTGCGTATGACTTCGCAGAAGGTAAAGAGAGAGTTACGGCATTACTTTTGATTGAGCCTAAGTCCGAAGCATTAGACCCTTTGTCGACTTGTACCGCTATCGCTCCTAAACCATCATGATAAGACCATTCACCCGTTAATGGGTGCTTATAATGTACCCTTACATGGCATGTCACGCTGTGGAATAGCTGACAGTAGCCGATAACCTCGATTTTGAACTCTTGGAATATCTTTGTTAATAAATACTCAACTTTATCAATCGGTAGGTAACTGCCTCCTCCTTGAAATGCAGGTGCTTTTTTAAGCCACGTTTCGGGGGGCGATTGATTCAGCAAAAGGTTAAACTGGTCGTTCTTGAACGCTTCCACGGGCGAATGATGAAGTTCATCAAGCTTGGGAAGCTGTCGTTTGGTTGTTTGGATAGATTTGCTCATATAATACTAGCTAACATTTTATTGGTTTTATTGTACATTTCGTAGAATTTTGATTCTTGGATGATGTTGTTAATTGAATCCGACCACTGATAATCAGCACCCCATGCACGATAAGATATTTTTGTCGAAATTTGATTGCTTAAGGCTATTTGTATGTAACTTCCGTTTTCGTTTATTTTAACGAAAGTCCCTTTATCCCCGTTTTCGGGGTCGTGATGAATAAAATGTGGAAACTTTGTTAAGATTACTTTTTCGCCTGTTTTTGAATTTATAAATGTGAGCAGAGATAATTAAGTTTTAAAATGTTAACAATGTCATCGTAATAAGGAAAGTTGGCAGAACTTACTTCCTCCCCACTATCGTCATCTACGATGGAATGGATAATTACTTGGTTGTTTGCGATTTCGTACTTGCAATAGTACTCAATTATATTGTAGTATACTATCTGTCGTTCCACGTTTCGGCTTATTTATATTAATAATTTGATTCAGTTCCAAACCCGAAGTATTGACTTCGTAAAATGCTTGTGTAACTTCCTTAAGCCTTTTTTTAAGGCGTTTAATAGTTCTTTCATTTTTTGTCATTTGATTGGTTTTTATTGGTTAATAAAATAAGTAATTATTCCGTAAGCAAAATAAAAAATTACTACTGCAAAGAATAAACTAACCATCACCCGATTGATGATGGTTAGAATTTTTGTTTGATTTGGCGTCATAATTAGTCGTTTTCATTGAAAATTTCGTAAAAATCAGGGGTAAAATTACCTTCTTTGATGTCAAGGGCTTCATAATATTGTATATCGTCAAGGGCTTCATAATAGCTCAACCCATCTTCAATGATGTTGCCTGCTTCTTTATCCCTAACGCCATAGCATTTTGCAAATAGTTGAATGTCGCCTGTTAGCCTGTTACCTTTATCTTGGTAGTGCCTTACATCGTCGGATGTCATTATATCTACGGTTCTGTCGTCTTGGTATTTTTCCTTTAGTTCTTTTTCCATTTTTCTGGCTGCGAGGTCATTGGGCAATAATGTTAGATTCCAAATGCGGTTATGGCCTTCGTGATTTCCGTGATTACTGACTGCTAGGTAGCAATGATTTTTGTTAGTGTACATGATTTCTAGTTTTTATGGTTAATTAATTAGTTAGCCCCCACCGAAGTATCGAGCTTCTTTCCATTTCTTTGGGTGGGGTAGGTTAGCTTAGCATCGCCTTAGCTTTTTATCGTATGTCAATGAACGTTGTACTATTTGTTATTTGATGCTTCAAAGATAGGTACATTTTCAACATCTGCATAAGTTTTTCACATCATTCCTGTAACTTGCTGAATATCAGGCATAAAAAATGTTTAGAAAGTGCAAAAAAGTATAAGTTTTTGAGGTTTTTTCTTTGATTTTTTGAAAGTTTTTAACCTTGAATACACTCCGATAAAATAGTAAATTATTTTACTACCTTTGGTCGACCATGAGAATTGAACGTATGAGAATAATCCAAGTAGTAGCCGTAGTAGAGGTGTTTTTGGATTCGTCGCTGTCGGTCGAAGTGGAACTAATCAACGGGAAATATTCTCGGATTGTTAGGGCTATGGAAGCCCTAAATACAGACCAAATCAAAGAAATTGAATTGTTATTGAAGGATTACTTTGTAATGTGCGAAGGTGTACTGGAATGAACTTGTAAGGAATACTTACACGTTAAATGTACCTTTCCGTTAATTATTATCTTATTGTTAGATATTTCATCATTGCATCCCTTCCTGACTTGTATAAAAGGTCTTTTTTTGGCGCTACTCCTTTAAAATCTGTTGCCGATACTCCTTGTCCATCAATGATAACGGACCGCTTTAAATCGGCTACATTCTTTCCGAGGTTAATGTTTTGAGAGTTTAATGCTGTTTCGGTAAGTGCTTTTACGAACTTTGCAATTTGTCCGAATGATAAATCGCTCCTTATTTCGGGCTGCCCAATGTCATTAAAATGAAAGCCCAACGTTTCGGGATTTACTTCGTCAATGTCGAATGCTTCGATAGGGTAGTTTAAAACTGTTCCGCCATCGACATAAATGTCCGACCCAAGCATGAAAGCCCTAAAAAAGAAAGGTATCGACATCGAAGCCCTAACGGCATCACAAACACAAACCAAAGGCGTATTATTAACATCAAACCTTTCCACGGATTGTGTATTTAAGTTAGTAGCAAAGATTACTAAATTTCGAAATCCTTTCTTATGAAAGTCCAAGAATGTCGCCCTTTCGTTCCCTGTTTGGTGTGCGATGTACTTCTTTATCCAGTTATGGAATACATCTCCTTTATGTATTCCGTAATGGGTAAAATCTTGTGGAATGTCGAAAATACCGCCATCCTCGAAGGTAGCAAAGTCGGTACTATTCAAAATATATTTAACATCTTGGGAATCGTACCTCATGGCAAATAACGTTCCCACGATAGCTCCTGCGCTTGTCCCTGCGACATTCTTTATACCTTCGGTTAATCCTCGCTCTTCGAGTATGGATAATGCCCCTGCATGGGCTATTCCTCTAACCCCTGCACCTACTAATGCTAAGTTCTTAATCATGCTTCGGGCTGTCCGATTTTGTTATTCGAGTTAAACCCGAACTTCATGATTAATAAAGCCGTAGTCGTGTGTACCATTGCTAATCCTAATTGTACCCACTCTTCTTTGGTTGCAGGAATATGAGTATTTAAAGTAGTAAGAATAACGCCTACCAATGCGAAAATTAACGAATGGGCTAAATCTTTAAGATTTACTTGCCCTAAACTTGAGTTTGGATTCATAGGTTTTATGCCTTTGGGATAAATGTTAAAATAGTTTCGATTACAGTCATTAGTTCGGTAGTTGCATTAGGGAACTTCGGAGAAAGTAATTTAACTAATTCCAAAATAGTATCCTCTGTTACGTTTCCTGTCTTGGTAAGTTCTTTTCCTTCCAAAGCATCGGCAATCTCGATTAATAAAGGCTCGATTACGTTTTCTGCATTCTTAACTAATGCTACTACTTGTTTTGATTCGTTTACTACGAATGTTTTAACTTTTTGTTCGAATGTTAATAGGCTCATGGTTATTAGTTTTTATGGTTAATTGTCCCTTATGGGTGTGTTTACTTGTCGAACATCCAAGTACTGAAAGGCACATAATTACAAAAAGCGCAATGCAAAGCACTACGATAGCAATTTCCGCTTTCTCTTCGTCTTCGTTAGTGAATCTCATACTTGGTTAAATTTGTTGTTTTTGTCGATGAATTCCGAAATGATAATCGAAGCTACTACCATACATACTACAATGAATAAAGTCGGCACTAAAATAGTCATAGTTTTAATGTTTCGTAAGTTATTGTCCCTTCTTGATTATTGATTAAAGTCATTAGTTTATCCCATGCTGCTCTCGATGTTATTCCCATCCCTAATGGAGCATTTACCCCTATGCAAGGAGCTGAACAGCCTTTAAGTTCATAAGGGAAGTTGGCAGGATGGACTTCTAAGCATCGGTTAAATGTTCCTAAGCCCGGCTCGTCCTCCATTATCGGCACTCTTAATTTATTCTCTGGAGAGTTGTAAAAGTGGAACTTTCGAGTTCCTTCTGCAATTAGCGTGTCCTTGCGCTCCAAGTTAAAGCAAATAATATTCCCTTTGTCGTCCACCCATTGCCCGAAGACACATTCAAAAGTACCTACTAACCCCTTTTTAGGGTCGGTATTGGTAACTTTCGCTACTGAATAAAGTTTATGCCCTACTGGAAATCTTTGGACTTTAAGGTTCATCTGTCGGCTTTGTTATTAAGTGTTTCTTGAATTTTCTCTAGCTTGTCGAATATCTTGGTAATGACATCGTCGAACCTCGAATGTCTGTCCTCGAATCTTTGTTCTTGAACTCTCAATTGTTCTTTAATAGAGATGAGTTCCGAAATCCTAATGTTTTCGATGTTCGCTTCGTTCTTAGTTACTTGGTCCTTCATATTAACCCATGCCCCTAATCCTGTGCCAATTAAAGTAGTAAAAGCGACTATAATAGTTATGTATTCGTTCTGTGTCATGGGTTGGTTTGTTGAAGGTTAGAAAGATGAGTTATAGTGTCGACTGCATTAACATCTAATTGTATAAGTCCTGCAATAGCCCTTCCCACTGGTGACTGCATCAAAGAATCGAATCGGGCATTTGTTGGGGCGTTGTATCTTGTATATACGCCCTTATCGAATACAGATGCTACTTTGCCATTCGGAGCAATTAACAACACGCTATATTCAACGGCTATTGTCTTATTCGGCTTGTCAATTCCTAGCCTCCAAGTAGCAAGAATTTCTCGTAGTCCTGTTACTGAATCTGTTCCAATATCATGATAGGCAATTGCATCCTCTAACCTTGGAAGGTTTGTCGGAGAAGTAAAAGCGAAGAATAAAATCGCTAAGGGGATAAATAGTTTTAGGTTTTTCATAGTTACAAAGTTAATAAGATTTAAAAATATGCCAGTTAAAAGTATCTCCTGCTGTGCCTGTAACAACAAATGATGTACTTGCAACTACCGAAGTAACCGCAATACCATTCGCCGCTGTTGTTTCGGTTACAAATATGCCTGCTGTTGTTGCTCCTGTGCAGGTTGTAGATATAGTTACTGTTCCGCCGCCACCTATTGTTCCTGTCCCCATGCACCCATTAGCCGCTGTATTTATTCTTAACGTGTTTCCTGCTGTCGCTATTCCTATATCCCCACCTTTAACATCAAGTAGGTAAGTTCCTGTTGATTGCCCAATACATACGTTCGTTACCGAATTATTCCCTAGCACCATCGTGTTACTAGCTCCTACACTAGCGCCATTACCTACCGCTGTGGCGTTGGTTAGGTTGTTGCTTGATACGTCCGCCTTATAGCCTACGCAGGTGTTATAAGTACCTGTTGTGTTTGTTACTCCCGAAGAATCCCCTAAGGCTGTATTCCACGAACGTGTATTATTATACAAAGCGTATTTACCTATGGCTGTATTGGAAGAACCAGTTGCAATAGAATAAAGCCCTGCATAACCCATTGATGTGTTATATAATCCTGTATTCGTATAAAATGAATTAATATATCCTATTCCGACATTATAATTACCATATACAACGCCTTGAGATGCACAATTGCCTCCAACGAAAACATTATTACCTCCACCCTTACTATTATTCATTGCAGCATACCCAATAGACACATTATAACTACCTTGTCCGTGATACACATCCGATGTCATTACTCCTGATCCTATCGCTACGTTACCTATTGGATTATTAGTATGATTCCAAAATACATTATCTCCTATGGCAATATTAGATTGTCCATAATCGCCAGGATTAACATTACCTCCCATTGAGAAGTTATTAGTTGAACCTCCCGAAGCAGTGTTCCATTTGATTTTACCCAATGACAAAGTCCCTGCAAAGAACTGAATCCCTCCCCCTGTTGCTGTTGCTGATGTTGAGTTGATATTAAATAGATTAGTACCTCCACTTCCTCCGTATAATGTGTTGTTACCTGTGCCCCCAAAGTAGTAGCCGGTTAATGAACTATTACCCAATTGTATTGTATTTGAGGCTGGTGCTTGTGCTTGATACCCTATCGAAATACTATTAGTCCAATTACCTGATGGTGTAGAATATGCACCTAATGTAACATTGTTGCTTCCTGTTGTAATATTATTACCTGAATTTATTCCCCCAACAATAGTATTTGTACCACCCAGAGTAATTGCTTCTGCACATCCATAACCTAACGCCAAATTGTACGTACCTGAACCATTCGCAGTAAGTGATTGTAAATTACCATGTCCTATTGCCGTGTTGCCGAATAATCCCGAAACGGTTTGACACGCGTATTGACCAATACCGATATTATAAGTTGTAGTTGTATTGGAATATTCCATTGCACGCCAGCCGAGTGCTATATTATTGCCCTGTGTAGTTGCTGATTTTAAAACATTATAGCCTATTCCAATATCTCCGTCAACATTATTGTTGTCTCCCACATTACCGCCAAAAAATACCGTACCGTTTTTGTATAATTTACCAAAATTTCCATTGTTAACCCCAAAAGTAATATAATCGCCAGAAGCTGCATTGCTCGATGTGCTTTGTAGTCTTAATGTACTTCCTGCCAAGTTTCCGCCTGCAATCTTTGGAGTTAACAAAATAGTATTAGTAGTATCGAACGTAAAAGAAGAATTAAACCTCAACTTACCACTTGTAGCATAGAATGGAATATTTGCCGATGTACCGCCTGATAGGTAAGCATAGTTTAATGCAGGCAAATCTGCAATAACTAAACTTCTAAATGTAGGCGTACCACTTGACCCATTTGGAGAAGCAAAAACTAAATTTTGAGATTGGCTATTTAATGTTGCTGTTAAAGTTCCTGATGTAGTTACTGGACTATTACTTACTGTGAATATAGAAGGCATTGAAAGACCTACTGATGTTACTGTTCCGTTCGTTGGCGAATACCAAGAAAGATTTCCACTTCCATCATTTTTCATAACTTGATTAGCACTTCCTTGTGAAGTAGGTAAATACATCTTGTAACTTGTTGGAGATGATGGAGAGTTGATTTGGATATATCCACTGTTATCAGTATTGTAAAATGTCAACGCTCCATAGCTCGACAATGACTTACCTGCCACTAAATTATACGTTGCTGTTAACGTGCTTCCCGACAAATTATACGACCCTAAATCTGCACTACCGATAGCGTTCTTGTAAGGTATAAACTGCTTTCCTGCCCTTGTTTGGCTTTCCAATACGGTAGTATCTACCGTTGCTGTTGCCCCATCCGTTATCGTACCTCCCGACAATCCATAACCCGCTACCCAAGATGACATTGTACCTGCATTAGCCCACCCCAAAGTACCTGCATTGTCAGTAGTTTGTAAGAACTGACCTGTTGAACCTTGTGAATAAGGCCAAGTGAATGTATGTTGAAGGAATCCGCCCGATGCTGCCCCTTGTATTGTTATTCCCGAAGTATTGCTCCCCGTAGCTAATTTTAATTGCCCTACGATGCTGCCTTGTGTACCTGATGCTAAGGCAGATGTACTTATTAACCCATTAGCATATAGGCTATAAGTTGCTAAGTTTACATTTCCCGTCGCTCCTGTGTACGGAATAAAAGAACCATTTATGTAAGTGCCGATAAAATTACCTACTGTTATTTTCTGCGTCGACCCCGTAGTTCCTGTATAGTAATCCTTAATTAAGTAGTCGCCTGTTGTGCCTGTCGTCGTTGTCGGCAAGTTAGCAACCTTCACCTGTGCAAAAGTAACCGAACTTATTAATAGAAATAATAATATCTTTTTCATTAGTCTACAATTATATTTACTCCATCATCCGTTAGAATTTGTATTCCATCGTCGGTTTCAAGACCTCCCGAAGTTAAATACAAAATAGGTTGGGCCGAATTTATTACTATTTTATTCTTTGAAAGATAATAAGCAAAAGAAGCATCAAATACTAACTGCGGATTGTATACAAAGTTATAATTAGGCGCAGGATATGCCGAAACTCCTGTAAATCCACTATCAAAAATTAACTTATACGTTAAATTTAAATCCCCATAAGTCTGCAAACAAATATCGAAAACCGATTGATTTGGAACGCTTAAAAATACCTGCGAAGTTATTGGAGAAGGATTTAACGTCGAGGTAATCACTGGAGGAGTAGAAGGCGAAGGCACATAACTAAAATTTACTCCCGTTGGGTCTGTTGTTATGTTACCTCCACTTGGAATAATGGAATACAATTTATTTAAGTCGCCAATAGTATTCAAAGCAACATCGAATAAATTCTGTCCACTATTTCCTACGTAATTATCCATTTCGTATCAATCCCTGCGGGAAATTAATATTTAAACCATTTTTGAAATCCGCCGATACTTGGCTCATTTGGTACCCATCACTCTGTAACATCTGCTTAATTAACGCCTCCATAGATAATCCATTTTGAGATTTAAGGTAATTCATTACCCCTACTCCTAATGATGGGAACTGTTTGAAACTTCCTGCGGGAGACATAATAATATCGCTTACATGCTGATTATCCGAAGGACCTACAACAAAATCACCATTAATGATTTGCAAATCATTAGTAACCGAATCTATTATGAAATCCTGATATATCATTTGCCTTGCAATATATTAATATTTTCTAATTCTGCGCGTATTGTTACTACTAAATTCGATTCATGGGAAGTACTTAAACTTGCAGGTAGTCCCGTAGTCGATGGGCTTCCTGGCACATAAGCCGTACAAAAGGCATTCCACTTATTGATAAAATCATTTACCGTATTCTCGATGTTGTTTATTCTCGCTAGTATTCCGCTATTACTATCCGAAGGGTCTACTAATTTAACCATTCCACCAAAACTCCCATCCGCAAACTGAACAGAATCAATATCTGAAAACATTGTAACATAGGCTATATTGCGTGCTGACAGGGCCACTATGACGGAGGAACCAACATTAGGAAAAACTACTAACCCATTTGAGTTTTCCGCACATAGTAGCACTTTCGGCAGGTCCGTTGTTGAATCCGAACCAATAGGCGTACAATCTACAGTCCTATTTACTTTATCTACCGATACCACGTTACACATAAATATTTGAATAATGTCCTTCAAATAAGTACCTGCCATCCGTTGTATCGAAATTTCTATGTCTTTTTCTGCGCTCATAATCCATTTGCTATATCCGTAGCCGTAAATTGATTATCTAACCTTAAATGTAGTTCTATTGTCCTCCTGAATCCACCCATACCGAATTTAACCTTCGTTCCCCGAACTAAATAAATACCTTGCCTTTCCATCACTACGGGTTTATCATTAGCAATAAAGGTACCCGAGTTTACATTGTCATTCAAAGAAACTGCCATTCCATGTTGAACGTAAGGGAGCCCAAAGGATAAAAACGAACCATGCCACCCTTCAAACTTTAACCGGTTTAACCTTTGATTTGCTAATGCCGTAAGATTGGCAAGGTTTAAATCGGGAGATGTGTTAGTAGCCGGAAAAAAGTATTGCGTTCTCATGTCCCCATCCTTGTCCCCGACAATAACCTCCAAACGTGTATTTTTAGTGTTTTTACCTCCTGCTGAATTGGTAGTTGTCAAATCATACTTAGCTACCGAATAAGCTTTTATTCCTAACCTTATATCGTCCTTTCTTAAATATTCAAGGCTTGCCCCATTGTCGATGATGTTCTGCTGAAATCCATAAGCAATAGTCTTGTAAGTCCCCAACTGCAAATCATAGTAATCACCCGGATAGTACACAATACCTGAACAATAAAGATTATTAAACCCATTAGGAGAAAGGTTTGAATCGAGTGAAGTACGAAAGAAACATTCCAACTTATAATCCCTCCGTAACCGCATCAGTACCGAACAAATAGTATCATTCACTGTCCTAAAATCTCCTACACTAGTTTCAACATTTGCCGATGAACCTACTCCGTTAAATACGTTTACTTGTTTTAATGCAGGAATAATAGTATTAACAAGATATAAATAAGTGCTTGATGTCGTGTCGGTAGGTACCGTTGGATTTTTTAACAAATACTGGATAATGCTTTGCACATTGTATGAACTTGCAGGGAATACCATGTTAGGGCATTGGGCTTGTTTTAATATCCACATGTTATCCTCGCAATCAATAACCATCGGCATCTTTGGGTTAACCTTAGTAATCCATCCCGAAAATTCAATGTTTGTTTGGTTTACCCAAACATTCGAAGAATTAAGAAATCGGTACCCTAATTCGATTTGTATTTTATCCCCACGTAATAATATCGGCGGGTTGTTGTTTCCCGATACACTAACATAGGTTGGTTGAGATACCCACGACATAACCTGACCTGATGATAACTGTATATAAATATTTTTAGGTATTGTTACTTTCGCCGTTGTTGTTAAGTTTTTCCAACTAGAAACTATTTCAACATTATTAACCGCATTTATTACAAATACCGCACTCCGCGAAGGATAGTCTGTTGTCGGACATTGGGTAATTGTTATTTTCGATATGAGATTAAGTGACATTGACTTGTTGGGCTAAGATTACAGGCGTGTTCTGTATTGCATTGAACTCAAATAATTGGTAATTATATCCTCCTGCGATTTGAGGTATATTCCGATCTAAAACTACTATTTCGTATATGTCCCAATCTTGCAGGAACGTAGATTGAACCTGAATAGGTTGGTTAGATTGAATTGCCGCCTTAAACCAGTCTACTTGTTGCTTTGGTCTGGCATTTCCCGTGCTAAAAAAACCTCCTTTTACATTTAATCGAAATGAGTTCTTTCCGATGTACTCGACTACCTCTCCATCTTTTCCTTGTATCTGCGTTAATACAACGTTATTAACTTGCGTTAATGTCATTATACATACATCAATCCTGAAAGTAGGGTAAGTTATTGTTACTCCCGAGTTTTGGTCCAAATAACTACCTCCTGTTATTGTAAGGCTCCCCCATATTGGTCGTCCAAGTTGCCCAACTCCATCGGGAGCGTCCGCCGTTACTGGAGTTAAAAACTTTCCATTATATTGGGAAGTTGATGGCGGGTAATTGTTAGCCTGTAATGCGTTTATATTTGCCGCCAATTTGTAATCTTCGATATTAACGTAAGATAAACCAAAGGCGTCGACTATAACATCTTTTATTATATTAGTATCTATCATATATCGGCCGATGCGCTAAATTGGTTTAATGCCGTAATTAAAGCCCTAGACACGTGCCCTGTCATCTCTGTCGCCCCTTCCCTGACTGTATGTGCTTCAATCTTTAATAATTCTACTAACTTATTTATGTTGACATTAATAGTTACTTGTTTCGTTCCTGTTACAGAACGTGAATCTTTGGCCGGGTTGGTAGCGTCGGATGATTCTTTCCCTACATTACCTTGTTCTTTCAACTTTTCGGCCGGGCTTTTAGCCTCTCCATAATCCGCACCCCATGCACTTTTAACATCAGTAATTCCTTTTTTTACATCGCCGACTACATTAAGGAAGTTATCCCCTATGGCCTTCATGTGTCCTTTGGCTCCAGTAAAATCTCCTGTTAGGATTCCAACCAATGCCGCCGCCGCATGGTAGGCAGTTGTTAACGGAAGCGTCAAAGAGTCGGATATAGCATGGCCGAAATCCTTTAACGCTATCCATGTTGTATTTACTATTCTTCGGAAGCCTTCAAAATGTTGATAGCATGCATATAGCGCAGTTCCCAATACTGCTACTCCTGCTATAATTAAACCTATCCGATTGGCATTTAACGCTATATTCCATGCCAATTGTGCCGCTGTTACTATTTTCATCGGTAACTCGATAGCAATTACCGCAGTCTTATATGCAATAAATCCGGTTATTAATATTCCCAACCCTACGGCTAAACCTTTAACTAGTTCTTTGTGTTCTTTTATCCAAGCTACGGAAGCTTTCAAAGCTTCTGCTAAATCAATCAAATAAGGAATAATGACCTTTAAGCCATCATTGATTAATCCACCTACGGCAACTTGAGTTTCTTCCATGTTCTTTTTAAAGTTCCCCCATGTGTCGGCCTTCATTGCAGCTTCTGCCGAACCTCCAAACTCCGTACTTAACTCATTTAAAATCATTGCTTGCGCTTCGGCTGCATGTCCCGTAGCTACCAAATTAGCGATTACTTCCTTCTGTGTGTCATTGAAATTGACCCCAACCCTACGCAATGCAGTTATACCTGATACTGGGTCCTGTAATGCTTTTCCCACTTGAACGGCAGCACTCTGTAAATCCTCGCCCATCTTGCTAGCTAGGTCTGCTATTGCTTGTTGAGCCTGCGGAAAAACATCCTCATGAATAGAAGTAAATGTAGTTAATACCGACTGCATAGATGTTACGGCAGTCGTTGTGTAAAGAGAATTTTTTGAAAGGGATTCGCTCAATTCGTCCAGTTCTCCCTTGGATAATCCTACGGCATTATTGGTACTTGTTAACGTAGCTTCTAATTGTGCGCTCGCAACATTAGCATCAGTGAAAGCTTTGAAAGATTCTTTTCCAAACTCGATAATTTTCTCAATGGCAAAGACCTCAACAAACATTTTTTTTAACTCGCTCATTCCTTCGTGAAGAATATCGGCGTGTTCTTTGATGCCTTTCAGGCCATCCTCTACCTGCTGTATTCCATCGAGGTGAATTTTATAGTTAACATCTTCAGCCATCTGTTTTCATTTGTCCTGTTTTCTCGAGAGCGAAGTATAACTGCTCGCGAGCTATGATGAATTTCATTCCTTCGGCTTCGTCCCTTATATCCCCGAAATCCTCCCCGAAATAATATCTAATTAACGCCTTATCGCGTTCAAATCCACTTCCCCTGACCTTCTTACGTGTGTCAACTATTTTTTTTTATACTCGTCAACTAATGGAGTAACCAACTTCATACATGCAGAAGCAAAAGAAGCTTTAATCTTTGCATCTTTGCGTGATTCACTTAGTATTCTTGGGTCGCTCTCCTCGCGGAGTAAACAATCTTGTAGGGTAGTTTCGGCTGCCTTACTTACTTGCTTATCCATGTACGCGTCGATAACGTACATTAATACGTTGTAAGATGGTTGTTGAAGGTACCCAATTACTTGGGCCCCTTCTTCATCCGTGATAACAATTGGAGTTACTTTGTTGTCGTATTGCTTGGATAAAGCTATAGCTTTATCCTCGATTTGCTTTTCTGTTAGTTTTTTCATTTGTAGTTTTTAAAAGTTGTTTATTGATGGTCGATACCTGCAATCGATAAAGTCAATTTAACGGCGATGATAGTATCATTTTGTTTTACCATTACTGGGTCGTTAGTGAACTTCACCATCCGCAAAATATCCGCTTTACTAGCTACCCGGCTACCTCCATAAACTACTTGAAAATCGCTTCTAGGTATTTGTAATGGGTCGTTATTCGGTGCCGATTGAATAATTCTATTCCACTCATCAAGAAATATTTCAATCTCTCCATGATATTCGTAGTTACCAACTGCTTCCGAAATTGGATAAACTCCTGCACCGTATTGTAATTCAGTTTTTTGTTTTGCTTCGTAGCTAATCGAACGAATCCCGATTAAAGGAACTCCGAAGTTAACCCAAGTAACATTAGACCATGCGTAGTTAACGCCATTTATTAAAGGTGTCATTAGATTGTCGGTATTGATGAAACACTATTTACGTTAATTGTAATCGTCCTAGCAATAGGGTTATTTATTTCGTACAAAGTAACCACTAATCCTCCTTGAGTTGTGATGTTTTGTAGCGGATTGATAACCGTACGTACTGCTGATAACTCACCTTTGCTTACCATGTTTGTCGTCAACGTGTTGTCGCCAACTGATTGAAGCGAGTAAACAAGTGGAATATAAATTGTACCATCGGCATTCAAAGTAATTTGGCTTTTCACTATCGGTAAATAAGCTTGGTACATTAACCTTTCGATTTTTTGTTGCACCCTATTTTGCTCGATATAAGCGTAGTTACTATTGCTGATGATAGCACAATGAGAATCGTTAAAATAAGTTCCAACGTATCCTACGTAGTTTCCAGTATAGATGTATCGGTAGTTATCCAATTGAGTTTGTAATCCTGTGCTAACGGCACTAAATAAGGTATTGTTAGCGAAGGCTACTAAATTATTCTCCGTTCCGTTGCTGATGTTGAACGATGGAATCGGCTGTGCAATATCTTGAGATACTGGAGCCAATGAAACACATCCAAGCAAAGCTCCTAAGTTAGTTATTGACTTTCCGTAAGCTTTGTAAAGTGCCCATCCTTGTGCTGCTCCATCTTGCGAAATGTTAACACTCACATAGTTTGCAGTTTGTAAGCTAAGGTTAGTTAATGTCGATAGGTCGCTTACTGCTGTGATGTCCTCTGCTAAAATCAACTGAACAGGCATTTTATTGCTGTCCAAAGTTGTAGCGATAGCTTGCAATGCCACGATGTCGGAAGTACCATAAGTACCAAAGGCACGCGAAGGAGCATAAATTCCCATTTGTCTAATTTGCCCTTGTGATGCTACTTGCAAAGTTTGAACCTCTATAAATGCAGTCGAAGGAGCCGATGTAATTGATACCCATAACTGTCCGTTTGGATTCATTCGAAAGTATTCCGAAATATGATAATACCAGTTATTAATTGTCGAAGCTACTCCGCTCGCAAATTGAGTAATCGCTGCATCTCCTGATGCCGTTCCTGTAACCGATATTGGAGTTCCTGTATTCAAAGCAACTCCCAATCCTTTACGCGCTGTTATTGCTACCGATGTACTTGTCGCAAGGGCAGTGTATCCACCTGTTGTAGCTTGATTAGCATTGATGGCCGCCGCTACGTTAGTGGCAAAAGTTCCCGCCGTGCTATCCGCAGTTACTGTAGTGTAAGTACATAAAAGAACTTTATTCGGGTTGGTATTCGTATTCAATGGATTCACTGGCTCCTGAACGTAAACATTCAAGGTAAGCCCGGCAGATGCAGCCGAAGACATTACTAAGTCTCCTACTGCTTGAGTTTCGTCGGTTGAGTTTCCAGTTATTCCTACATTGATAGCATCTTGGACGCTAAACATTTGCTTGTAACCCGCAGAAGGAAATGAAGCCGGGGCCGTACCATACAAAACAAGACCACTGATGTAGTCTTGTCCTGCTAATGGTGTGCCATTGGTCGAAATCCCTTTGTTGATTACTATTCCTGTTTGGAAAGTTCCCATTATTTCTTAATTTTTTCGTTTATTTTGTTTAATAAGTCCTGAAAGTCGGATGACTTCGCTATCTCGGCCGCTGCCGTTAATATCTCTAGTTTCTCCTTTTCAGTTTTTCTATCCGATACGGCTTGACTTGCCAAAATTTCATCCCTTGTTAAAGTGATTGCAATAGGATTGTAAGCAATGTTAACAAACGCATCTTTGTAAGTTGGGATACGATTTATGACAGTTTTAATCTTTACCAGTCCTTTTACTGCTCCGGGTAGTGTTTCAACGTGTTGTGAGCCTTTACTCATTCCTGTTTCTTCGTCGATTTCGTGAACTTCGAGTTTGAACTTTTGGAAAAAGAAATCCCCATCTTCGTTAAAATATACTTCTTTAATCTTAGGATTTGCAAGGAGCGTATTTTGCAACGCCCTTGTAATTTGAAAATCTTGTTTCTTTGCCATTGTAGTTTTTTTATTGGTTATTAATTAATTGCTCTTGCGTATTCAACCCAAGTTTGAGATTGTGCATCGAATACACAATTCATTACTACGATTGAATTTGCCGTACCTACGATAGTCGAGGAAGTATACGTAAATCCTGCGCCTAAAGTAATTGTATGCCCTGTCGCATCCATTGGAAACTTCAACAACATTTCATCTCCATCGTATGGAGTAGTTGTATCCGCAGTTACTGTAATTGCTCCAGTAATTTGAGCGAACAATACTGTAATAAATTCGCTCAAAGGATTTGCAGGAGTAATTTTCACCGATGCAGCGTATGCAGGGGTTTGAATCTCCCTATAATACATTTGCGCGTATCCTCCATTCGCAGGTTCTTGAGAGTACCGAGTACCTTTAGTATATGCCATAAATTTATTTATTAAATGTTAATACTATTGAACTGCTTTGGATGTTTCAATCCATTTTACTCCATCAAAAGTAAAAATAACGATAGCCCTTTTTGATGCAGATAAAGCGATAGTGCTATCAGCGGCTAAGAAAGCAAAGCCACCTACAGAAGATGAACCCGAGTTTCTAAATTTAACGTTGTTTTTAGTAGATGTTTTATTCAAAAACTCGAATTTCAAAACATCGCCTAAGAACGCATTAGTGTTAGATTTCAATACGATTGTTACGCTGTCATTGATTGCAGTTGGTTTAACAATAGTAGTGTAGTAGTTAGGTACTACTTTCAAGGTGTCGGCTCCTGCCACCTCTGTATACGATACATATCCGTAAGTCAATATACGACCTGTATTGTCATTTGTAGGAGGTCCTGAACCCCAACGTGGAGTTGTGTTTTGTGCTAATACTGTACCGATTACAAGTACTAAAAATAAAGATAAGATTGTTTTCATTTTTTTTAGGTTTTAAAGGGGGTTATTAGCCCCCCGATTAATTTATGCAGTTAAAGTTGTATACAATACTACTTGGTCGGCCCATCCGACTTGAACATCCACTTTTTGTTCCGCACGTACTGCCCAAAGGTCGGAGAAGTTCAAAATGGGTGCCATCTTCAAGTTTTCTTTATCTCCGAATTCATTCACGCCGATAAATAATACTGAAGATTGAGGATTGGGATTTGCCAAACACATGATGATAGTGTTATCAGGAATACCTGCGCAACGTACTACATCGTAACCATTCCATTTGTCTTGAGATGCTTCGGTAGTATCTTGGTTTTTGAAGGTGTCAGTTCTTAAAGCTGTGTTATATAATAACCATGTGTTATAAGATACCAATACTTTCAATCCCATAGCTCCGTATTTCGCCAAGTTTGCAGGAGGTACTAACCCTATCATTGTGTCCATTGTCGAACGGATGTTAGCCGCAGTCAAAGTAACTGGCGATGGCACTTGGATAGTGTTTGCATCGCTTAACATCTTTTCGATAAGACCATCGAAATAATAGAAATTAGTATTTTTGGTTGCAGTAGTCAACGCTGTTGGTACTGTTTGAGTCCCTGTAGTTGGATTGTAAGCCAACCTTGATTGCCAAATTGCATACTCGTAGTATTGGTTAACACGACGCATCAATTGCAACAACAAAAAGTTATTTGCAGTTGGAGGTAATGCCCTATCCATTAACAATTTTTGCAATTCAGGAGCAAAAAATGAAGTTTCAAAATCATGTGGGTTAAACTCCATATACAAATCGAAACGTTGTGGAATCAATTGTTTATAATCCACTAAGATTGAACCTTGAGATGTCGGCGTAGCCGCTGCATCTTGGATGAAGTTAGATACTTCTAACCTATCTAATGTATGTTGTTTTTTGATGTCGTTGATTAATGAAATACATCCTTTTTCGTATGTATCCATCTCAACAACTGGACGCAATAGGAAAAACTCACTCGCTTCTCCTGCGTATACTTGTTCCGTTACTGATAATGCTTCTGCCATGTTTTTATGTTTTTAGCGGTTTATTTACGTTTGTTTAATTCAAAAGCTTTAATATGATTGTACCAATTTGCAGATCCTACTTTGATACCTGCGCGGCGTGCTGATTGCTCGGCTTCGCTGTCTTGGATGCTGTTAGTTTCTGCGGTTACAAATACTGGAGATGTTTTAGTCGCTGGCATTGCGTCAATGATTGCTTTAGTGCCTTCGTAATCTCTCAAAAATGCGTTTTTAAATGATTCAATTACTTTAGCATCGTTCTTAATCTTTCCGGCCGCTACTGCATTTTTACACTCTTCGTCGGCTTTCTTTTTGTCTTCCTCTGCCTTTTTGTTTTTAGCTTCTTCTTCGGCTTTTGCTTTTTCGTCTGCATCTGCTTTTGCTTTCTTTTCGGCGTCCTCATCTTCGGCTTTCTTTTTAGCCTTCATTTCGTCCATCTCCTTTTTCAAGTCTTCTAATTCGGCTTTCTTTTTGTCGTATTGCTTTTTCAAATCATCCATAGATTTGTTAAGCGCGTCGATAGCCGCGATAGCTGATGCTTCGTTTGCATCTTCTACTAATCCTAATTTATTTAATACGTTTTTCATGTTCTTTTTTGTTGGTTTATTGTTTCGGTTTAAAACTTTATTTGCTTCTTTCCATAGGGCGTTAGTTGATTCGGTTACTATGGCGTTTTTGTTCTTTGAATCCGACCTGATGACCTCATCGCAAAATCCCATCGCCAATGCTTCATCTGCTCCTATCCATGTCCCTTTATCATCAGCTTTGCCTCGATTCATTATCGCCCAAATTTCGTCCTCTGTCTTCCCTGTCCGTGTTGCTATCATCTTACAAATAGCATTATTCAAAGCTTCCAATCCTTTATCTACTTTCCCATCCTCACTATAAGCCGGATGGTACATTAATGTAGCGTAATCGTACATTTTGCGCTTCCTGCCTGCTTGGAATATTACTCCCGATATTGAAGCTGCTATCCCGTAGCATACAGTATCAACTGACGCTACGGAGGATAAAATAGACGCGTATATTGATTGCCCTTCGGTTACTACTCCGCCCGGACTATTAATCCATACCTCTACCTTTGATTTGTGAAGTTCGTCCGAAATAAATAATAGTTCCTTTAAGAACTCATTACCTTGTATATTCGGCTGCCCATCCTCGTCTTTGCCTCCTATTTCTTTGTCAATGAACAATTTAGGAATATCTGCATCCACATTCTCGCAATATGTTAAGTCTTTTCCCATTTGATAGTAAAATTAATTACTAATTAGGTTCATTTGAATAATATAGTATATTTGTATTACAAAAAAAACTCTATGCACCAATACAGAATCCAAGTCGTTTTAAAACCCCGCGCTTATATGATGTTAATGGCAGATAAAGACTGCCGAATGTTGAATGTATCCTCGGCTGCGGCTCGGATTCTAGATAGGTACTTTGAGCAACTTCCCGAATCCGAACAACGCAACTTAGTAGCAATTTTCGAACGCAAACAAAAAGAACAAAATGACAAAGAACAAAAGAAACAAGCCTAAAAAAGCATCGACCCTTCAACGTGTAATGTGTTTCCAAGATTGGATTAAAACAATGGGACTACCACGCCCGAAAGGAAGCGAATTAATTGATAGCCCTAATTACTTTAAGTCTAATGGCAAACACAATCCGATTCACGGCTGTTAATCCACGTCGAAAGTGAAGTTCCCGTAAATAGTTATTGAAGTTCCTGTATCGGTAAAATTAGTAAACGTAAACGTAGGCACTCCGCTAACCATTGATGGCGTCATTACTATACAGGCATTACCTGTAGAGTTACCAAGCATCCAACAAGGAAAAGCAACATATGCAGAAGCTGAAAAGCTTGAGTTTATTGTCCATCCAATGGAAGGAAATCCAATAGCTATTTGAGAAGTCGACACGGCAGTTTTAACAACTTGAATACCAAATTGTATAAAAACTGTTTTACCTGTTTTTTTCCATACTATGTTACCTCCAGTTACAGAAGTAGCCGAACCTCCAGTAATTGAGGTTACGTTACTTAATGTTAACGCCGTGCTTTGCCAATCTGTATTTAAATAGTAGAATGTACTTTGCGCATTGCTTCCTGATGTTGCTATTGAGAAGATCCATTGCCTGATGTTGTGAACGTTAAATGTATTCCCATTGGAAAATGTTGTAGGGTCCGGACTTCCATTAGTAATAGTTAACGCCGAATAAACCGCTTTACCTGTTGCCATAGTGCCCGTAAATGCAGGTACCGTATAAATCTCCCCATTGTAATAGATGGCTCCTGCTGTGATGGTTACTGTTCCGCTCGAAGCACCATCGGCGGCGCCTGTCCTTATTAATCCCCAAAGAACATAAATAGTAGAGGTAGAATAAGAACTTCCGATTTGAGCTTGAACAGAATTACCCAACCCCTCAATGATTCCCGATTGAAGGAAAGCCAAAGAAGTCGCTAATAATGGTTGTTCCTGATTAATCGAATCATTAACGTTGCTTGTTATTATTTGGTTCATGTTAGTAAAGTATTATATTAAATGAATAGTTTGCTTGACAGTATTTACTTGCAAGTGATGTTATTTGTGATTGATACGCTGAATAAGCCGTAGGTACATAAATAGTGAAGTTATTCGCATTTAGTCCCGAGCTTGAATTTCGCATGTAACTACGTTGGAAGCTGCTACCTTGAGCCATAAATGAAGTTAATGCCGTATTTGAATTAGTAAGCCAAAAAGTATTACCGTACGTTCCGTTATTGTTGACAATATAAATTTGTGTCGAATGGCTTGCTCCTGTCCATGGTAAAGTAACTGTCCCTATGCCAAAATAGTAATTAAGGATATATTCCAACATTCCTAGCTGCCCTGTATACATTGCTCGCTCTCCTACCCCTACAAAAGTATCGCATATCCTTTGCCAATTTGTCGGGTCCGAATAAGGAGGAGTAGTAGATGTAACCCCATTTAAGTTGATACACTCATATACTGCATAGTCGGCTCCCTTTACATTATCCCCATAAACATACGTACTGCCCGAAGTCCATAAACTTGCCCCACTACCCGAAAACCATTTGTTAAATACTAAATTATTAAGCCACGTTTGAGGATACAACAATGCAGTAAGGAAGTTTAACCAAATCGACTGTCTTCTGGAAGGTATCGAAAGGTCGGACGCTACCTGCCCCTCATTGTCCGTGTATATTGTTGGTACGGTTATCATTGGTTAGATACAATAAAAGTTAATAAGCTTCCTGTTGAATCGGCATTTGTCAAGTATCCCGAGTACGTTTGGTATGTCCTTGCTAATGTTTGTGAAGAGCTTACCATCGTTACAGGTGAACCTCCCGCAACGACTGGAGTACAAATAACTGTATTTAAAACTACATCCGTAACTCCTGTTACCGATAAAATTGCGTTTTCGATGTCTGAAACGCGAACTAAACCATTAAAAGGAAGCAATGAACAATAATTATTAATAGCATTTAATACATTTGCAAGTATTACGCTATTAGATTGTCCATTGTAATACACTTTGGCCGTAACCGACAACGTATCCCCTGCTACGCTTATAACATTAGTTATCATTCCTGCAGGTAGAATAGTATTTAAATATGCTTTTAGTTCGGTTTGTTGTCCTGATGTTAGCGCGCTTCCACTTGCTGCCACCTTAATGTTAACTACTCCATTCGGTGCCGTTACCACTGCGCACGATGTTATTGGCGTCTGGTAGTAAGGTTGTGGATAACTGAAAGTAAAGTTTGAGTTCAACTGAATTGTATTCCCATCCTGAAATAAAAGTACCTGCGATGTTATCCACGCCGCAGTAGCGGCTACTGAATTAGCCACGATGGATTCGATTTGATTCTGCAATAATACAAACCTTTGCTCCATTAAGTTTTGGCTAACTGCCACAATAAAGGCCCACATATTCCAATATGCTGCCTTTGATTTACTTGTCAACGTAGGAACTAATGTATTAACCTGCGTTACTATTTGAGCCTGAATGGCTTGATATGTCCTTGCTACGTAGCTCATGCCCCTTGTATTACGTTTAATGTTAATGTATCGTTTTTATCACTCAACGTTCCGTTAACTGGAGCGTTCAATGTTGAATCCACAAATGTCGTTCGGTAGGTTTGAATGAAATGGTAAACATCGGGATGGTCATAATCCCACTCCTCCGAAATCCGGATAAACTGCCCGAAGGCTACAGTTCCACTCATCCACCCATTGAAAGCATCATACACTCCCTGCGCAATGTCCAATACTTTAAGGTCTTGGTCTTGTGTACCATCCGACGCATTATAAAATTGATGCAAAATATGAATTTTAATATCGAAAGGATTATACAATTGGTCGCCATTGCCTAACGTTTCAATAGTCGATGGACCTACGAACTCAATAAGAATGGCGGGCGTGTCGCCTGATTCATTCATCAAAGCGAAGTCGCTTATTTCTCCATTCAATAGCCTTTCTAGTTGATTATTCCACATGCGGATATAATTCACCCCTAACGAACTTAACGCCGTAAGTAATTGAGCCTGTAATGCTATAAATGCGTTTTTCATTTTGCGCTGAATACCTTGTTAAACTCTCGCTTTATTAAGCTTATTATCCGTTTGTTTAATTCCTTGCTACCTCCGATGAATTCCCTCGCAGGCATCTTGTCTGTTCCGTAATTCAAATACCCTGCATAGCTCCTTCCATCCTTCTTGCTTAATGGATTTACTCCCCATTCTACACTTTTCCAATCGTATCTTATTATACTATTCTGCAATGACTGCCTTAACGCTCCAGTACCTACCAATATATGCTTTCCTATCGTCTTTTTTGTTTCTTTCTTTCTTGGTGCCCACGGCTTACCATCCCATTGCTGCTTGTCAAAGTTCTTTTGAAAATAAAGCTGCCCACTCTCGGCAATGGCTTTAGGTAAGTCTACCTTTAACCTCTGCAAAGCGGCTATTTTCTGTTGTATTGTAAATCCTTCGGCCATTAGTCAACTTTTGTAGGATAATAATCCCAGTCTATTTCGTCGGTTCCGTTCTTTGCCCTGATAATGTGATTCTCCTCCATCATCTCTATGTTCGCCCCATCAAAGGTAAGCAAATCTACTTTACACTCCGCCTCCTCCTCTGTCGCTCTCCTTCGCACCCAATCAAATACAATAGTATACCAACCCGGAGATAAGTATATAGTTTTTAATGGTTGGTGCCATTGCCTACTATGGAGGACTAACTGATGCACAAACATTAAAGGGCGAGGTAATCCATTCCCTGCCTTGTCAACTGGATTAGTAATATTGTAAATCGGTTTACTAACCTTTTGCCCTGTTTCTCTAATCGTAGTTTCTTTGTTGATGATATTCATGTAGTTTTTCTTTTAGGTATCGGTAAGTTAAAATTCTTTTTCGCTAATTCTCGGTACCTTCTCGATACCTCGAAGTATGGGTGCTTATTCTTCCCTGTGTCCTGAAATATTACTTTCGACTTCGCAGGATTAAAACTAAACAACGGATTCTTTCCTACCTGATTGTTAACCGCTTCATCTATTCTCTCCCTACTCCATGCTCCTCCATCCTGCTTTGCGTCGTAATCATCCAAAGACATCAATACACATTTACAATTGAAATGCTGTGGAACGCATCCATCCCCATTCCATACTGGGTCATCAACTGGTGCTATTATTCCATCCACTGCGCCGCATATTTCGCACATCCTTTCGTCCTCTGTTGCCTTATATTGCACGTATGGCCTGCTTTCTTTGTTCGATTCGATGTTATTCCACTTCTCCGCCGCCCTTGCTGTTTCCAATGCTGTGTTATATTCCGACTTTAACCAATTTACATTATATTCATCGAATATTTGCCCCGCTTCATCCTTAAATTCTGCAAATGTCCTCAACTCCCCATCCTCATTAAATAACTTTTCGCTCATTTCGGCAGTTTGTTGAAATGTCTTGGCTCCCGAAAAAAAGTAAATGTTTTCGTGTACTTCATTCATAAACTCCTCATCCACGGCATCGAAGTTAACGCTAACCTTATATCCTTTTACTACTGCCTTTGTTAATACATCCGCCGTTACTTCGTATAAGTCCTTAGGAAGATGCGAAGGATAAACGGCCACTACATAAATACTATGTAATGTTTTGTTTTTTAAATCTTTAATTTTTTTTATATCGCTTTCCTCCATAAATGCGTTTTAACTTTGCTTTTAATTTTGGATTCATCGGCTCTATTGGCTCGGGTGCTATTATTACATCGCTTGTCTTTATACCTGTCTTCTCCTCGAAATCCTTAGCATCCAACTTTAATCCCGCCTGCGACATTGCCAAAGCAACATTAGCCCACGACTGCGCCTTATTAGCTTCGTTCTCGCTCTCCTTTAACGTTTCGTGGTCGTTTTTAAGTCGGTATTTATAACCGACAGGAATGTTTATGCCCAACTTTATCAACTTCGGCAAAAGAAGGTTATTAACAACGTTCTCCTCAAATCTTGTATCAATACTTTCACATTCCCTCAAAGCCATCGCTACGGGACTATCTTCTTTTCCTTGTTGACTTCCTAACTTGCCCGGAGTACCTGTAATTGAATCCTCATGACCTAAAAGAATTGCTGTAATTGTTTTTTTACATCGTGCCTCGAGGTTATCATAAGACTGCCATCCGCTTCCTGAATCTTTGTTGTTAACTAATTCAAATTGGTCATTAACATCAAGTATCATGTAATTCGATGAACCTAATTGTTGGGCCGCTTGCTCTGCTTTGCCTCTCTCCTCCTCGCTGTTGTCTACTGTCTTTATAACCGTTGTCGGCTGTCCAAATCTTTCGATATAGTCCGTATTCCAACCGATAATAGACCTCATAACAATCTCATACAAAGCCACCTTGTAAAGCAAACCGTAACCGCACCTACTTACTCCATTCTCCGAAGGAGTGCTAACATATAAAGACCAATCGTAATATTCGCCTTCCATGAAGTTAATACCAGTAGGTATATACATGAATGATGCTAAATTTAACCGGTCCGGACTTACATCTGCCCTCCGTGTTATTTGAACATCAGGGAAAGCTCCATCCACCATATCCCCGAAAGTTATCAGCGAATACCCATAATAAATAGCATCATGGATATAGTTACGCATCAATCCAAACCATTCAGTTTCTAGCAGTTTTGTTGCCTCCTCATGCGTGTTTCCCTCTTCGTCGCAAATGTGGAAAGGCTTTAAAAGCGTTAAGTTCTTGCGCTTTTGAATACATGCCGACACATGTCCATTTAAAACGGTGTCGATAAATATTTGCTGCATCAATACCCTATATGGCAAAGATGGCAATGGACGCTCGGCCTCTGCTATCGCTGCCCTCCATAGTGATGTGTCTACCTTAACACGTAGTAATTGGACAGGACCTCTATACTTGTTTAATTCTTTAGGGTCATTAACAATCCCCGCGTATATCTGTCCTGTGTAATCCGTTGGAGGTCCCGAACCTCGAACACCTGGAAAAAACATATTCTTAACTCGGGTTACTATATTCGATTTGCTTTGTAATTTCTTTGCCATGTCAGTATCCATTAATTTGTTTGACATTTCCGCCGAATCTTATCCTACCTCCTTGGTATGGCTGTATTTCGGGTATGTCCAAAGTTATCTTCCCTTCTGCACCCATCTGTAGCCAATTCATAGCGTAATCGTATTTAGCTTGTATCCAATTCGGCACTGCCTTAGGTGAAATCCTGAAAGATAAGTAATAAAGCACTATGGCCACGTAAGTATCAACTATCGACTGATTCCTGTTGTCACCAACTACCCACGTGATGGACTTCCAATTAACAATGTCGGTGCCCGGAATCTTATTCGTATTCGTTTTTATTGCTTGCCAAAGAACGCCATTATAGTTAACTGTATCATTCGGGCTGTAAGTTATCAATCCTGTCCATGTGCCTTTAGTAGCCACGAAATTAGGATATATTCCACTTACGGAATAAGGTGTACCGACCCCCCAATAAGTCGCTCCGTTGACCTTATCGTCGGGGAATACATTGAGAGGCGGTATATTTTGATATTGATAGGCTTGTAACTCGGCAGCATGTGAAGGGATAACAGTAGGAACTAAACAAGAATAGACTTTTCCATTCCAATACACGTTATCGCCAATGTTGTAAACATTTACGCTGTTGAATACTGGATAAGGATAGTTAAGGTAAATTAAACCTAATTGGGCACCTATTAGAATCCAATAAGTTGTATTTGTCGGCACCTGACTTGATGTAGTGTTAAGTATACATCTGTATACATTGCCATCGGTATAACTAACGTACGCCCCTACTATGTAGTTCTGTGAAGTCCACGCCGTATAATTAAGCTGTACTAAGGCATTAGCCTGATAGGTCGCTGAATCGCTTAATATAGTGGTATTGGCAAACTCGGTCGCCAAGTCATATTTCTGCGTTAAATATTCTTTTATCTTCGCCTGTGCCCTTGGCTCGGTTTGGAGCCTTAATAAATCGTTGTTAGCTATAATTTGCTTGAAGGCGAAATCCTGAATAGTTACTGCGTAGTCATTGTATGTTAGATAACCTGCCATAGTGCTACAAAAATATAGTATTTTTTATTTACAAAAGTAAATTGTACTACTAAAATCCATTCCTACTTGTATTCTTTCCTACCCTAACATTTGAAAATGATAGTCCGCCCCTTTGGTACTTGCTATATTCGGCAGCAAATGCGTATGTTAATAAGTACCTTGTTAAGTCCACGAAATGCCCGAAGGGTTGATAGCTTTGTCCTGTTACCTTATCCCTTATTGTCTTCTTGTCGATACCTCCATCCGCGCTTTCCTTTGTCTGCTCGAAGTCCTTTACTGCGTTCTTGCATCTTTCGGACACTAAAAACGAAATACCTTCATACTCGCTCTCCAGTATCATGTTGAAAAAGTTCAATGACATTGATACCGATGGATTTGACTTCGATACTCGGCGTTGAGGTTTGAAAACTGCCAACTCATCAATGATGAGCCGAAAGAAGTCATGCCCTACCTCCAATTTAACATCGTCCTTTTGGCTGGTGGCGTCGCCATAAATAAACATTCCCGAATTATGCCCTTGAAACTTCCTTTTTATTTCGCTGCATACCCATTTAATCTTGTTGTTAGGATGCTCGGCCGCGATTTCGTCCACCATGTAAACCCGACTACCAACCAATTGAAACACTCCAACAGGTAAAAAAGGAACTACGTTCTCATCCCAACTAATGTGAAGGGCTAAATTCGGATTGTATTCGCAGTTACCAACATGGCGAGTAAAGTTCCAACATTTCAATGCCTCACCTCCGACCGATACCCGACCCCATTCACCTAACACGTAGATTTTATAAAAGTTCGGGTTTATCCTTACCCTTTCCATCAAATGCTTTTTGTACGCCTCATCAAGGAAGGCGTTATCCCTAAATGTAGTTTTAAGGATAAAAACATCATTATCCTGAATGTCGAAAAAACGCCTTTTTAACCAATGATTCTCATCTATTGGGTTAAAAGTTAATATGAACTGCTTATAATTGTTCGTTTCTCCTCTTACACGTAGTTCTAACTGATTGAAATCCCCTTCATCTAATTCGGTCGCTTCCTCGCACCATACAGAAGTAATTCCGGCTATTGATTTAATCTTTTCGGGGTCGTCCATCCCACATAGGATAATTTCATTCCCGGATAAATGGGTAAATCGCATTTCGGATTTATTGATAACAAACTCCGTATATACACCTAAGTCAATTATTTGGTCCAAGATATTTTGATAAACTGAATTACGTAGTGTAGCGGCGACCTTCCGAACTATTAATATTCGGTGCCCATCTTCTGTTAATGTCCGGGCCACTACCTTTTGTACGGCTGCAATCGACTTACCCGAACCTGCGCCACCAAGTAATACGGTATACCTTTTTTGGCTCTGTATGAATGGAATATAGCAATCATTCACTATCATTGCTTGGCTGCTCGGGTATTATTATCGTTTGCTCCTGATTTGTGTTAACAGAGGATGCCGTTTGTATGACTAAGGTCTTTATGTTGCTATCCACATTCCCGTTAATGTCGGCTTGGACCCTTGAAAGCTTCGGCAGGATGTATTCGGCTAACTTCATAATGACATCTAACCTCTCCTTCGGCGTAAGCTCTTCTAAGTCCATCTGTATCCTATATAGGTTGTGGTCCAATAGATGGGCAAAAGCTTCTTTTATTCGGGTAGTAACTAGGTTGGGTACGCCTTTTGGGCGCCCTACACCTATTTCAATCGGATAGTTTTTTTTATTTGCCATGTATTACAAAGGTAGTATTTTTTTTGTAACCTTGTTTATTGTGTTTTAAGCACGTGAATAAGGTGTTAGTTTTGTTATTTCCTTCCTTACTTTCTTTTCGGCTTTCTTCCGGGGTTTGTAACTTGCGCCTCTAGTGTCGGGGCATTTTTGGTTAAGTAGTCGCCTTATTCGTCCGATGGTTTCGAAGTTCGATACCTTTCCCTGCTCCATTAACTTAAAGAAGTCGGGGTTTTTCAGTCCAAGGGCTTTTATTTCGTACTTGTATACTTCCTTGTAGAGTAGGATGTCTTTGTCCCTTGTTTTCGGCTTGGAGAGTAATATATCTAGTACTAACGGCCATCTTTTTTTTAGCTTTTGTATCATAGTTCCATGTATTTAAGTATGTGAGCGATTACTTCTATTGTCCACCCATTGCCGAGTGATTTGTATTTTTGTGTGTCGGATATTCCTGCTCTCTGGAGTGCTTGTTGTCCTCCTGAAATACCGTCAAAAAGGCTTAGTATATTCATTTTCATTATTTGTTTATTAAATCAATTTGTTGTTGTGTTATTTCTTTTTCTTTTGAAGTTTTAAAAATAAGGGGGACTTTCACCCCCTTTAGTTTTATTTAATTTGCTTACCTTCCACTCCTCTTTTAAGTCTATCTGCTGTTCTTTTGTTCAACCACATTAAAGATTCCTCTAATTTGGTTATAACAATAGCATTTTCTCTACAAGGGAATTTACTTTGCAAGTAGTTCATTCGGTCAATTAGCATAGCCAATACTTCCTCGTTAGTAGTTCCATCGGCTATTGTTTTCAGTACAGTTGAACCTTCAGTTATTGGTTCTTTTTGAATAAACTGAATAGTTTGTCCTTGTTGTTCTTTGTTTTCAAAATTGCCCAATTCGTAATTGTGGCCTTCTACGTTTACTTTCATTATTTTGGTTTTTATTTGCATCCATTCTCTGCAAGGATACTTGGCAGTTTATTTTTTCTTTTGAAGTTCATTGTACAAATCATCCTCGGGGAAGTCATTCAGCGGAATTTCCCTTAACGCTTGGCATATTTCAAACCACGTATATGTTGGTTCGGTGTATCCTTCCATAGGCTGCCATTTAGGACTTCCTTCCCAAGGGTCGCAATAATGACAAGGATAATTATCTAGGCTAGTTTTGTTGAATTTGCAGTTAGCGCAGTCTCTATCCATTTTTTACCTCCTTTTCTAATTTTACTTCATCAATCATCTTTTGAACATTCCAAAGTTCAATAGGTATGTATTTTCGGACTATATCAGCTGTTTCTTTTTGGTTTTTGATTTTTGCAGCACAAGCACCAAAAGCACCAGCACCAGCAGCAATATAAGCACTATCTGTAGCACCAGAAGAAGCAGCAGAAAAAGCAGCATAAATACTAGGATAATTATCATAATTAGCATTATCAGCAGCATTATCAGCAGCATTAGCAGCAGCAATAGCGCCAGTGACAGAAGCATCTAGTTCTTGCCTTGTAGCCCTACCTTCGCCAAAAGCAATTGCGGTATCAACCGCTTTTAGACTTCTCTCATCTTGCATAAGATGTCTTACAGTGTTTACACAATGCCCTTTAGCCAGAGTTCTTACGCGTAAATCTTCGTTGTTGGTTCGTTGGTGCAGCCATAAAAACCAATCGCCTCGATGACAAGTGTTGTAAATCTCCTCCCACGATTTATCACCCGCCCATTTTATGGCTTCGTTACACGCTTTTAAATTAATTAGTAGTTGTTTCATGGTTTTTAGATTATTTGGTTTTTAAGTTTGTCAATCATTTTTTGTGTATTCCATAACTCAATTGGAATATACTTTCGTACAATATCGGCAGTGTCTTTTTGGTTCTTAATTTTTGCAGCAAGAGCATCATCATTAGCAGCAGCAGCAGAATAAGCAGCACCAGCACAAGCAGCAGCACCAGCACAAGCAGCAGCACCAGCACAAGCAGCAGCAGCAGCAGAATAAGCAGCAGTACAAACAGCATAAATACTAGGATAATTATCATAATTAGCATTATCAGCAGCATAGGCTGCCACCGCAGCATAATAACCCGCAATGTCAGTTGAATAAGCAGCACCAATAGATGCACTATTAGCACCATCGGCAGCAATATCTAATTCCTTGCGTGTAGCCCTACCTTCGCCATATGCAATTGCTGTATCAACCGCTTTTAGACTTCTTTTATCTGTCATAAGATGCCTGACAGTATTGGCACAATGCCCTTTAGCTAATGTTCTTACTTCCAAATCTTCGATGTTGGTTCTATTATGTAACCATAACAACCAATCACCTCTATGACAGGTGTTGTATACCTCTTCCCAAGATTTTTCTCCTGCCCATTCTTTTGCTTCTTGACATGCTTTTAGTTTAATTAGTAATTTTTTCATGTTTTCTTAGATTTGTTTGTTAATTGTTTCAATCATTTTATTGACATTCCATAACTCAATGGGTATGTACTTGCGGACAATATCGGCTGTGTCTTTTTGGTTTTTTATTTTTTCCGCAGCAACACGATAAGCAGCAGCCGCTGCATAAGCAGCACGAGTATCAGCAGTATTATTAGCAGCAGTATTATTAGCAGCAGCAAA